CCGACCGGGCATCCTTGGCTGTATTACGGCGAGCAAGTCGTAGGACTGAGCAACTGGGGAGGGGGGCAACCCCCTCCCCTATGCTCTTGCCATGGCAAGCATTGACGCAATCCGCGACCGCGTTCGTCTGCTGATTGACGATACGGATGTCGCGTGCCAAGTCTTCACCAACGCTGAGATCGAATCGGCTCTAGAACGCCGGAGCGATGAAGCCCGCTATTACCCGCTTGAGGAGCGCGAGACAATCGCTCCCGGTGGGACTGTCTCGTATTTGACGTTCGACGCTCCCGTTGGGGACTGGGAGACAAACGTGGTGCTCGTCAACTCCTCGTATCAGGTGTTGACTCCCGCGACTAGCAACCCCATCATTGGCCGCTGGACGTTCTCCACGCAGCCGCGCTACCCGGTGATGATTACCGGGACGACCTACGACATCTATGGCGCTGCCGGTGACTTGCTCCTTCAGCGGGCAACTCGTGAGGCCGCGTCGTTCGACGTCTCCGCTGACGGCATCTCCCTGTCGCGCTCGCAGAAGGCGGAGGCGTACTCCGCCAAGGCGTACTCGTATCTCGCCAAGTCGCGCACAATGACGACGAATCTGGTGAGAACCGACGAGTGCTGACCCCATGCGAAATCTCGCGGCTGGCCACAGACGTCGCCACCGTCCAGACCGACACCATTACCCTGACTCGCGCTACGAGCGCGTCTGACGGTCTTGGCGGGCGCACCAATACCTTCACCACGGTTGCCACCTACGCTGCCCGCGTATCGCCTGTGAGCACGCAGCAGGCGGAGGAGGAGATTGGCGCGGTGCGTCTCAAGGATGGGATGTATTACCGCATCTCGCTCCCTGCGGGGACGGACATTCGCACAGGCGACCGAGTCAACTACGGATCGCTGGTGCTCAGCGTTGAGGCTGTGATGTCTCCGGGGACGCTTGAGATTGAGCGCAAGGCTTTCGCCGTAAGGGCAGCCCGTTGAGCGTGACCGTCAAGACCAAGAACCTGTTTCCTACCGCTCTGGCTACGGTGGACGCAAGCCGGGACAGGGCAGTTGGCAAGGCAACGACCGCCATGCGCGGCTCGTCTCAGCGTGAAGTTCCGGTTGACACAGGCACGCTCCGCGCATCTGCGGAGACGGAGATCGTCCGGGGTGCTGGCACCACGTCAGGCGAGGTGTCGTACAACACTGGCTACGCGATCTACGTTGAGATGGGCACATCTAAGATGCCTGCTCAGCCCTACCTCATCCCCGGATACCAGACCGGCAAGAAGGTTCTCATCAGCAGTCTTGTGGCGTGGTTGAGGTCACTGTGAAGCCGGTTGAGCAAGCCCTTTACTCTCGCCTGTCTGGTGACGCTACGCTGACAGGGCTGGCACCCGGAGGGGTGTGGCGCGGTGTCGCACCGAGCGGCACCATCGGGACGTGGGTGGTGTTCAACCACATCTCAGCGGACGACGTCTACACGCTGAAGGCCAGAGCAGTCGTCAACTCCGTCTATCAGGTCAAGGCAATCGCGCCCGGAGAGTCAGCCGCCCCGGCGTGGCAGGCCGCGGAGCGCATTGAGGCGTTGCTCACCGACCAAGCCCTTACAATGCCGACTGGAAGACTGTTGATGATCCGTCGTCAACAGGTGGTTAGTATGACGGAGACTGACGGCGGGGAGCAGTACCAGCACGCGGGCGGTATCTACGCAATCATGGTGCAGGAGTAGATCATGGAGATCAAGAAGACTGCGGACGAGAAGCCCGCTGAAGACGAGAAGCAGAAGAAGCCGCGTACCTACGCGGTGGTCATCGGCATCAACTACAAGACCGTTGACGGCGAGAAGCGTGCTGAGCCGGGGGACCGCGTGAGCGACCTTCCGCCCAAGTCTGTGCGCTGGCTCGTTGAGGCCGGGGCAATCAAGGAGGTCAAGTGATGCACATGGGCGAAGACCGTTCCTTGATGACCACCCGGCAGATTGCTCACTACGAGGCGACTGAGGAAGTCGTTGAGTTGTTCGGGGAGTTCACTCAGGACTCTGGCCCGGACGGTGCTCACTACATGCCGGAGTCCCCGTTCCCCTATCTCAACTGTGCCAACTGCGTTGCCTACATGAGCGCAGCGCGGGCGTGCGATTGGGTTGAGGGCGAGATTGCTCCGTCTGGTTTGTGCAAGTTGTGGATCATTCCTGAAAGTAGGATTGAAGATGCCAGCGTATAGCAAGGGCGGTTACGGGGGCAAGACGTCAGGCGCTTCCGGCAATGCAAAGGGCAAGGGCCTGACGGCATCTCAGCGGCGACAGTTCACAAGGGCAACCCGCGTTGCCAAGTCGCCGCCGCGCAAGGGCAAGGGGTAAGTAATGCCAACATTCACTCATGGCAAGGATGCAAAGGTCTTTGCCAACGGCTACGACCTGAGCGAGTTCCTGTCCAGCGTTACCGTGTCTGGTGAGTCTGACACCGCTGAGACGTCAACTCTTGGAAGCAGCGCAAAGACCTACATCGCCGGTATGCGCGATGCGACGGTCAGCGCGGAAGGCTTCTTCTCAACTGACGCTGGTGGTTCTGACGAGCGGCTTGCGGCTCAGTTGGGGACAAGCGTTGTCTTCACGGTCGTTGTCTCAGCCGACGCAGTTGGAGCAAGCGGCTACGGGATGACGGCAATCGAAACCAACTACGAGGCTGGCGCAGAGATCGGCGGCGCAGTCGCAATCAGCATGGAGGGGCAGAGCACCGTTGGTCAGGAAGCAATCCGCGTGCTCAACCCGCTGAGCGCAAAGACGGCAACTGGCAGCAACGCATCGGTTGACAACGGTGCGAGCACGACCAACGGATTCTCCGCATACCTCCACGTCACCGCCGCATCGGGTACGACTCCGAGTATGACGGCAAAGGTGCAGCACTCCGCTGACAACAGCACTTGGGCTGACCTTGGAACCTTTACCGCCGTGACGGCGGCAAATGCGTACCAGAGGATTACGGGGACTGGAACCGTGAACCGCTACCTCCGGGCGCAATACACGATCAGCGGCACTTCCCCGAGTTTCACCTTCCACCTGTCAGCCGCACGACTCTAGGAGTTCTAGATGCCAACTTTCACTCACGGCAAGGATGCCGTCTTCAAGATCACGGATGCAGGTGCAACGCTCCGTGACATCAGCACCGTTCTGTCCAGCGTCACGCTCTCGCGTGAGGTTGACACGGCAGAGACGTCCGCGCTTGGGACCAGCGCCAAGACGTACATCCCCGGACTCAACGACGCCACGATCAGCATTGAGGGCATGGCTGACGTGACGACCTCTGGCTACCTTGAGGGCATCCTTGGCACGTCCAAGGCGTTTGAGTTCTACCCCGCTGGTAGCGGTGCCGGTCAGGTCAAGTATTCCGGCAACGCGATCCTCACCTCGTTTGAGAGCGCGGCTGAGATCGGCGGAGCCGTCACCGTGTCTGGCGAGTTTCAGGTCACTGGTGGCGTGACGAGGGCAACTGTCTAATGGGAATCCTGAGCGTTGACGAAATCATCGCGGCCAAGGACTTGGAGGAGAAGGAGATTGACGTCCCCGAGTGGGGCGGCTCCGTCGTGATTCGCGGCCTTGGCTACGGTGAGTTCGTCACGATCAGGGAGAAGGCGTGGAAGAACGGGGAGCAGGACGAACGGGTGTTCGGTTGCCTGCTCCTCGCCGCGTCTTTCGTTGATCCTGTTCTGACTGAGGATCAGGCGTCGGCCCTGTTCGACAAGAGCAGCGCGGCGGTGTCGCGCATCTCTGACGAGATCGTTTCCCTGAGCGGCATCGGCGGCAGTTCGTTTGTGGAGAACGAGGCCACGTTTCAGGGATGAGCCGGAGTTAGTATTCGCGTTCAGACTTGCTCGTGATCTAGGTCTTACCTACGGGCAACTCAAGACTCAGATGAGCAACCGCGAGTTCACGCAATGGCTCGCGTTCTACTCATACGAGCGGAAGATGCAGGAAGAAGCGGACAGGAAGGCCAAGCGGAAGAAGTAGAATGGCTGAGATCGCCCGCATCACCGCCGTAGTCACGGCGAACACGACGCAGTTCACCAAGTCCATGAAGGCGGCGGACGCGCAGACCCGCGCAACTGCCGCTTCCATGCGTCAGGCGGGCAGCAGCACTCAGGTCGTAGAGCGCGGGATGAATCGCGTCGGCGCTGCCAGCAAGGTCGCCGCAGCCGGGATGAAGGTCGCCAAGATCGGCATGGCCTCTCTTGCCGTCACCGCGTTCATTGGCTACAAAGAG